ACTTTTTAAAATTATCATTAATTGCTTCTCCTGCATTTGACATCCCTTTTACAATTTCTATTAAATCCATTTAAAACGCTCCTCCGTAAAATCTGTATTATGTCAAATGACATTTACTACAGATTCAACATTTAGGAGACTTTTTTAATTTACAGAATAATAAACGAATTTTAAGAATATTATAAAATCAATCTTTGTTGACAATTTAAGTCAACATAATACAGATTATCCTTATATAATCGCCAACGGATACGTCTGTGGTTTGAGTGAGTTGATAAGGTCTTCGGGTGCGGGAGACCATGGTGTGGCTTTGATTCCACGTTCGATTTTTATGTTAAATCGTTTAAATATTTTATTAAGAGTAGCCTTATTATTCGGAAAATAAGAAAAGTATTTCATGCCCCTATTTTCTCTATTTACAGTTAGTGCCCCGTTATTCACAATCCAACGTATTCCTTCGGCACTATCTTTTCCACTCCTAGTAAAACCAAAATAAATACCAGGCATATCTACAGTTTCGTTCGAGTCATAAATGGAAGCAATTAGATCAGTTTCCTCATCAGTTAATTTGATGTATCCATATAAACCGTCTGCAGAATACAAGCTATAAACGGTAGGCAACAAATTCCTCCCATAAACCTTTTCATCTCTTTCGTGCACCGCCTCAACAATTTCCTCACCCATCATATAAACTCTACTCATTTTCATCACCTGCAACTATCATATATAACGTGTCCTTATCTTTATGCTCCAAATTGTCATAACCTTCGCCTGTCATTACAACAATATTTCTTGATAACTCCTTCATTTCGGGCTCAGCGATGATTCTTACCTCAATACTTCTGATACCTTCGTTTAATAAAAAGCTATATTTATCAATCGCTGTAATGGTTGGGTTCATCAAACTATATCCAACTGGAAGCTTTACATTAAATTCTTGCCTGCTATTATGTTCGATCGCATTTGATAGCGTAACAGGTGCTGTTCCATCCCACCTGATACCCTCCGGCTGTTCTTCAAGTGGTACTGTACCTAAGCCATATTCGTGATATAAAACTTGTACTTGTGGATACATGCCTAGATTATGGACAAAGGTAAAGCTGTCGACAGTTGGCTTAATTTCGTCAATCTGCTTCTGTAAATTAGCTGCTTGATTCTCGTCTAATTGATTTTGTAGATTCGTTAGCCAGTTTTGGAATAATACTTGCTGGTCAGTTAAAAGTTGTTCGAGATTTAATTTGTTATCTTCTGCACTACTTACAAATTCATCAAACATTTGTTGCAACATAGATTCATATTGCTGTTCCAGTCCGCTCACTGAAACTTTCTCATAAGGACTAGAATAGCCACAGACTGTTTCATCCGCTCGTTTGTCAGTGATATTCTCATTAAAGATATTTACTGTATTTCTACCTACGTTAATTGTTGCTAATTGTAGTTCGAATATTTGTTCATCCTGCTGCACTGATGTATCACCCTGCTTATATGCTAGTGTGATATTTCTTGCTGGTATATCTAACCTTAAAATAACACTATCAGTACGGTTCTGCGTGGTACTTGCAACAGGAACACTTATTGCTAAATCATCAGTATTAAAATATTGACGTCCATTAATAATGACCGCTCCATTCTTAACTACAACACGCATTCCACCAGTCGCTGATTCGGTAACTCTCAGTGCATTTCCAACCGTTGCAATAACTCCATTAGTAAATAGATTTGCATAGAACAACGCAAAATCTTCATCGCTATAAACTCTATCTCCGTTGTTATCCGGAAATGGAAAACTCCATTGTGCCATTCAATCACATCCTTTCTATTTCATATCTCGTTTCATCATTTCAAAAACGGTTAAAGATTCGTTTTCCCATATTGGCGTGAGATGATGTCCGTCTTTATCCCATGTTTCTTCAACACCTGCTAAAATAGCTGTTTTTCGTAAACCTAATGCACTTGATTTAATTGTTACTCGATCGCCTACATCATAGTCAACTCCATATTCAAAGAGGCTACTCTTTAGATCAATGTCACCACCAATTGTAAATACTTTGTTATGTTCAGCTAGTTTGCTCCGGCCACGACTTCTTAATAAATTTAAATATTCAGCATTCGACATCATGACTCCATCATTTTCTTGCTGTAAGTCACGAGCATCCACATATAATTCCTTCCGTTCAAGTCCCGTAAATTCATCACCTACAATAACTTTACGACGATCAGCACCTTCCCCTTCTCCAAGCACAATAGCTGTTGTACGTTCATCATAATTTGCATTTTGATAGTTCTCAGAAAGTAGGTTCTCGTATTCTTTAGAAAACTCAACAACATCGGACAGATCTCTACCTTTGTAGAATTCAATTGTGTTATTTGGTTCTAAAATACTGGTTGCAGTTTCACGTATCCCAAAATCATAAGTTAAAGCTAAATTTTCTACTTCTTCTAACACTTCTCCGTAACTATTCTGGTATTGAATACTTGAACCAGTTAAATTACCTGGAGATTTTATAGTTAAATAATTTAGTTTACGTTTACTACTATTCAATTCGTTATTTAGATGATCATATGCAATCAATTCTGGGCGTGCTTGGCGATTGTAATTTCTTTCAATAACTCTAGTTTCTACTTTCCCCATTAAACTATGTCCTTCAATAGTAAACTCACCATTTGTTGCATCATCCACGTAAGCGTTGTCTATATAATAAAAGCATCCATTTATCAGTAAAATAGTATCTGGTATTAACAGATGTACCGCTTCAACTGACAAAGGATGTGTCATGCTAAAATTGTTGTGTTTGTAATAGTAGCGGCCATTCATGAGCGAATTAAAACTATCGATAATAGCCGTTGATTCATAATTAAATCCAATATTTCCATTACGACTAAATACTTCTATTTCCATAACTACACTCCTAACACTAAAGGAGTAAAGTTCAATGTCCCAATGACTAAATTCACTTCATCATCCACTTGAATTTGGAAATAATTTGCACCTTTTTTAATTTGTAGAAATGTACTTTCCGGCATCCGCTCACTCATTGAATTTGTTGAAACACCATCAATATTCTTTGTTACTTTTTTTGAACCTCGAATTGTATTGATTTCAAATTCAGTTCCTGCTGGATAAGTGCCTTGGAAGCCAAAATATTCTTGTGTGAGTACGTTATATATTCTTGGATTAGTAACTTCACCATTTAACTTCATTCTGAATATTCCACCTACTTCAACACTTCCGCTATTATCAACTTCGATAATCTCTCCGCTAACTAAACTAGCAAAGACGAAATCATCTGTTAAAATCAGTGGAAACTTAAATTTATTTTCTACTCGGCTTAAAGGAATTAATGAATCATACACCGAAGTATCTCTCCAATAAGGATCGAGTGCCTTTAGTAATAATTGAAATTTTTGAGCAATATTATAAGTTTTTAAATCAAAGTTTGGACCATGTTCAACCTCTACATCAATCATGTACTTATTACCATGTTCTTCGAAGTAAAGTGTTCCATTAATTTTAGGATTGAAAATTTGAGCTAGTGTTTGCCGATACTCCATTAATTGTTCATTGGATTCTGCTACAATTGTTCCCTCTATAGCCATATCTCGAACAACTAATTTATCATCTACAAAAGCTGCTCCATCTAAGCCATACATTTGACTCGACTTAATTTCGTTTTGAACAGGTCCAAAGCCTTCTAGATTTTCTAAAATAAAAGGCCTATCTCTTGAAATATCAACAGATAGACCTTCTGAATTTGTATATCGAATTATTGTCATGTTTAACCTCTTTTCTAAAGGTTGTAAGCTAATTTTTGTAAGCTTAATTTTGTTTGTCTTGCAATTTCTCTATCTGTTAAAGGTTCCGGACTGTAGTTGTTATTAGTGATCTCTATTCCACCTTTATTTCCATTATCACCTTGTATCTTAGAAATAACTGTTCCTGTTGCCACTGCATTCATCGCTATTTCTGATTCAAAGGATCCAGTTGTTAAATTTGCTAAATCTTCCATCGCTTTTGTGACCGGACTCATATTTCCTTCGATACCTTCAGCTAATCCAGGTGGCAACCATTTACCAATTTCATCAGCCATTACTGTAGAAGGAGATTTTATTCCAAAGAAAGACTTAATCCCACCAGTTATACTATCTACAAAACCACCAATTTTTCCTAAAATCCAATCTTTAACAGAGTTGATACCTTGCCATAAACCACGCACTATATCAGCACCAATACTCACGAATTGACTTGAAAGATTAGAAAATGTCGATACTATAGCTCCTACTATCTGAGGAATATTCCGCACTATGTTTGGAACAGCATTTAGTAATCCCTCACCTAACCAAATGATCAAATCGAATCCCATTCGAATTAATTCAGGGTACCGGCTACCTATAGTTCCTAGTAACTGTCCAATTATTCTTCCAATTGTTGATATTATTTGAGGCAGATTATTCCATAATCCTGTTGCTAGTTGTCCGATTAAAGACCATCCTTGTTTAAATAAAGCTGGGTAATTTTGAATAATCATATCTAACAAACTATCCAATACATCCGTTATCGCATAGACCACAGCTGGTAAATTCGACCAAATACCTTGCGCCATTCCAACTATTAACTGATATCCACCATTCATAATCAATGGTACTGATTCAAAAATGAGTAATAATAATTGTCTTAAGATCATTCCGAACTGCATTATTGCAAGGGGTAATCCCTCTAAAAATCCATTCGCAAAATTTAAAATCATATCAATTCCTTGCTGTAAAAGCGTAGGAAATTGTTCTTTTATCCAGGTAATAATATTGAAAAGCAAAGTATTAATAACTCCATGTAGAATCGGCATACCTTCGTACACCGTTCCACCCATTGATTGGATCAGATTAAGACCTTGTTCTCGTAATATAGGAATTGCTGCTTGAATAAGCGTAATTATTGCTCCAGGTAAAGTTGATACAATTTGTCCAATCATCGGAATTAAATTGCCAAATAAAAATGTAGCAAAAGTATCTGCTAATGCATTTAATGAGGTGTTTAAATTCTCTCCTATTGCCAAGTTTCCTAATACATCTGTAAATGCAGCTTTTAAAGCATTGAAAGAACCAGAAATAGTTTCTTCCGCTTCTAATGCTGTAGTTCCAGTTATTCCTATCTCTTCTTGGATTGCATGAATAGCCATAAATACATCATCTAGATTCGAGATATCATATTCAACACCAGTTAATTCTTGTGCGTCTTTCAGTAGACGTTCCATCTCAGTTTTAGTACCACCATACCCAAGTTTCAAGTTGTCTAGCATGGTGTAGTTTTCTTTCGCAAATCCTTGATAAGCATCCTGAATACTACCCATATCGGTACCCATTTTATTGGCATTGTCACCCATATCCACCATCGCTGTATGTGCAACTTTAGCAGCTTCTTTCGTATCTCCACCCATTGATTGGAGTAATGAAGCTGAGAATGAAGTTACGTTTTCCATATAGTCATTAGCGGAGACACCAACCGTTTTATAGGCTTCATTCGCGTATCCTCGTACAGTATCCGCACTATCTTTAAATAATGTCTCGATACCACCAATTGACTGCTCTAAATCTGCACCTTGACTTATCGAACCTGCTATGATTGCTCCTAAACCTGCAGCCGCTGCTGCAACTCCTGCTTTAAGTGCTAATCCAAGTTTACCACCCGCGCTCTTACCTGCAGCAGTTGCTTCTGGATCAATAGCACTTTGTATTTTTCCGCTAATACCTTTTGCAGATGGCATAATTTGCACATATGCTTGTCCTAATTCTGTGGCCATTAATTTCCTCCTTTCATTTTATTAATGATGCGTTGTCTTTCTTTTTCAAAATCCTTGCCAGATGTAAATGCACTTACATCATTAAATTCATTACTTGCATATAGACCACTCAATATAGATTTTGGTTGATTTTTACCTTTTTGAGCATCTTTTGTTTTACTCCAAACAAGCAAGCCTAAACGATCCACAATTCCAGCCAGTAAAATGATATCCGTTGGCGCTTTAGCTTTACTCAGTTTCATCATGATTCTTGAATTCGCATTTAGGCCAGACGCAAAAATAGCCACCTGAGAAGGTGGCATACTTCGATAATCATAAATTTGATAGGTCTCTGCTAAATCACAAATAAGTGCGTTTTCATCTACTTTAATCATCTGAGCAAGGACTAAGAGTTTTTTGTTTCAGCATGTGCTTTTAGTATCTCTGTAACTGCTGCTTCCATTTTGTCAGCAGGGACTGTTCCATTTTCTTTTCGAAGATGGTCTTTTAATTTATCCGTTTGTTCCTCTCCTAAAATTCCTCTAATTACTTTTACTAAAACAAATGGATTTTCTTCCAATTCTGATAGTTGTTCAACCAGTTCGTAGTCATTTAATCTATCTTTTGGAACAGCATAATTAAATCCTGACTTCGTAATTCCTTTGATCATCGATTATTCTCCTTCTGGTGTAGATTGTTGTGATTGTCCAGTAACATTTGGATCGACAATATATTCACGGTGAGTATCATTATCGATAACTGGACTAGGAAAAGCGGTTAATGTCGCTTCATATCCAACAGGTTCGTTGTCAACATATACGATGTCCCCAATTTCAGTAATCTTTCCATTTGGGACAACAATTCGTTTTAAAGCGCCGCCTTTCATTATCATGTCTACAATGATTACGTGTTCAGGTAGTTCTTTACTGTTAGCTCGAATTGTAATCCCTTCAGCAGAGTCTAAATCTCCTGTGACGTTCTCATCACCATAGATTTCTTTTAATACGTGAATATTTAATCCTTCAATCAATGTATATGAGAATGTGTCAGGTTTAGCCGTCTGTACTGCTAAAACATCATCTCCACCCCAAGCTTTAACTGTTTCAGATTCAGGAGTATTCGTGTTTGTCAATCCGTCTTCTGATATATAACCTAAGCTGTTAAAATTATTTCCTAATTCAGAAATTGCATCCGTTGGTAATTCTGTATTTAAAGGTGCAGTATAAATAGCTCCACCAACTTTAGGTTTTCCGTATGTTACATTTTTTGTATCTGACATTTTTCAATTCCTTTCTAATTAATAATGATTGATATCATAAACTGCTTGATATCTATATTGTTTTGTAGTCGTATCTGTAAAATCATAGTCACTATTTAGCTGTACTCTTGAAATTTCATTTAGATTAATCAAACTATCGACAGCATCTTTAACCTTTTCATTCAAAACAGCAGCTTTATATTTACTTGTTGAATAACTCTGAAAAGCAAAAGTGGACGACCCTAAATAATTGGATCGTCCACTCCCTGTTTTTTGAAATAAAATATATTCATCCGGTGCTGGTTCTGGCTTTTCTAATCCAACTGGAATATCTAAAGCATCATTCAAATGATTCTTAATTGTAACTTCTATAAGCTCAGCCAATTAACGCACCGCCTTTAAAATTGTATTATTTTTCATATTATCTAATTTAGCAGCAAAAGAATCTGCATAAACCATCGCATTTGCTCGATTCTTTCCAACATAGATATCACTTCCATAACCTTCACCTAATCGGTTAACTGCTGCATCCGCTTTGTCTTTTAGAATAGACTGCATTTCTGTTGACTGCATGAGTGAGCGAACGCCTGCACGATTCAATTTAAATTGAGTTTTACTCATAACGTTCCACCGTCACTTTCTTATTCCAATCCAGTGGAATTAACGCTTCAATTCCTTGGAGAGGAATACCAAAGGTGCGCCAATCTTCACCAAAGAAATGTACTTTTTTATCTTCCCAGTTGTGAGTGTCCCCTTTAGGAATCCCTAATGTATAAACAGCTTTTTTTCCAGTTAAATTCATTGTGGTAACAATATCATCACTTAATGTGGGACTGACTAATACATTCTCAACTTCAATAGGCACTTCTTCATAAATTGGTTTATTAAACGGATCAGTTCTAGTTTGTATTTTGTCATATAGAATGACTGTAATACCTTCAATACTCATAAGGCTCAATCACTCCATATCTTTGTTTACGCAGCCCCAGACGCCTTAGCTCTTCACGTTTGATGAATAACCCTCCACCAGGTGTCAAGAATGTTCCTGACATTGAATAACCCAATGCAGATTGAGAAAATTGAGACATGGGCTCTTTATCTGTTGAAGTCATTAGTGTACGAGCGACAACATCCACGGTGACTGACTTTACAACATTTGAATATGCTGTATTTTTAGCCACCATTTCATCTAAATCTTTGCCTACATTATCTGCTTCAATTCTTAAAGAATCAGATACAACTGGCAGTAAAGCTTTAGCTCTTTCTATTTCATCCGTTTTAAGCGGTCTCCATAATTTATCTAGATCATCTAATGTTGCAAAATCCATCACACACCGCCTAACCTAACGCAGCAACAATTGCAGCAATTCGAGTTTCTTTATTTTTCTTATCAGCAGTAGTTAATTTTACATTTTGATCTTTCGCTAAGGCTTCAAGCTGATCATTTGTTAATTCTTCTAAATTGACTTCTTCAGTTTCTACATCCTCATTTTCGCCAGTATCTTCATTATCTGTTTCCGATACTTTAGCAGCATCTTTTTCTTCAAGTGTTTTTTCTAATTCATCAATGATATCTTCTAGCTCATTAATCTTTTTTTGTTGCTCTAATACTAAGCCTTTTAGTTCTTGTTCTGACAAATCAGTGACATCTTCATTTTCATTATCAACTGGAATCCAATTATCGCCCTTAATTAGAAAAGGACTGTCAACGACAGCCCCCGTTTGAGTATTTTCGTAACGCATATTTATCCTCCTTAAGCAATCGCTTCTGTAATACGTGCAAAGTTATCTGAAATCATAATTCCCCATCCTAAGAACATTTCAGCACGTAGATAAACTTGATTATGACCTTTTAAGTCAAGACCTGAGTTATCTGGGTCACCATATTTAATTATTTCAAGTGGAATTTCCTTAGCAAAGCCCCATTTGAATGACTCTTCAAAGTCTCCAATAATTGCACGATCACGTTCATCACCAGACATATCTGATACTGTACGATTTACATCTGTTGAAAGTCCATTAATTACTTGTGGTGCATTACCCCATGCCAACTCTGGGAACATTGCATTTCCTTGTTGGTCTTTTTGTTTTGCTAATGCAGTACGGAATGCTGGAGCAATGGCCATTCCTGTTACTTGACCAAACTCTGAGCCTTCTACTAAACCAACAGCTGCTTCTACATACTCATTCGGAGTTGCTAAACCTAAGTCACCTTCTACAACTTGAGTGACTGCATCATCAAAATTATTTGGACCAATTACTGTTGATTTATCTCCTGAACGGGGATTTACTCCATGGAATGCCATTAAATCTAAACCACGAGCAACTTTTTTCGCAAATCCATCATTGAACGATTCTAGTAACCCCAATCGAGCTTCTTCATCTGCTATCATGAATTCATCCGATACACGTGCACCATATTCAACTTTGATTGGAGCCATTGTTACTGGCTCGATTGTAACTCCACCGTGTGACTTTTTGCCTGACTCAGCTACAACATCAATTTCAGAATCCATTGTGAATGTAAATTCTTTCTGCCCATTAAACGGAATTGCAACTTGTTTTGATAATCGAATTAGTGAACTTTTTCCACTTACACGAGTAATTAAATCCTTAACCTCTGCCGGACTAAATAAATTTCCTTTTTCTAATACCATAAATATATTCTCCTTTTATAATTATTCTGATTTATATTGTTCATCAATGATCCTTGCCTGATTGCTATATAGTTTTTCTTCAACTTCTTCAGGTTCAGTAGAGCCTAGTGGCAGTGTTGGTTTCTTAGCAATAAATTCCGATAGAGATTCAGCATCCGCTTTAATCTCTTCTTCAGTTTCCCCACTTAATCGCCCAGCTAGTTCAAATGGAATTTTATGTTCCATAGCAATCCGAGTTTTTAAATCTTTTGTCTTATAGTTATTAACTTCATCGTTTAAAGCTTTAATTTCGTTCTGCAAATCTTCATTCGTTCTATTATTCTCTTTCAACGTTTCAAGAGTTGTATTTGCCGTTTTCAATTCATTATTTTTCACATTAAAATCTTCACGAGAAACAAACACTTTCCCTTGTTCTTCTTTGATTTCTTTTTCAAACGCTTCTTGATTAAGCTTCCCATCATTATCTGTATGTTTCTTAATTAATTCTTTGATATCCATTTCTTTTCCTCTTTTCTTTTTTGTCCGGTCAGTTC